GGTCTTCCAAGGGCTCTTTAGATTTATTCTGAACTACTTGTTGAGCGGCACCTAGAACCTCCATTACCTTATGTACAATGGTACCTAACTGGGCCTTTTTCCCCGACGCAGATTGATGGCCAAGCACATAGGTAAGAAAGTATTGCATTTGGCAATAATCAAAATTATTGTAGCTAGAGCTACGGATATAAGTAGCAAGCACGTTTACTCCTCTGCTTTTATTTTCATGATACCCTCACTTTTGGTGGGGGCTTCCTCTTCAGGCCCTTCAATAACGCTTCCAAGCCATCCCCACTCTTCCATAAGGCGTACTATCTCGGTATTAGTTTCGGATATAGTTAGGTTGGCATTGTCAACAACCGCGTCATAACCACCGAACCCTTCAAGGGAGGTTTCGCTTTCATGGTTGTCTTCAAAGGGCTTTCGTGTCAAGTGGATAATTTTGCCACCAGCCTGCTTTACTGCTTCGACTTCATTAGGAAACCTGCAATCAGATATGGCGGCAAGCAGCGGACCCTCTCCCTCAATCTTAGAGATGGTATAATCTGTCCAAATTTCTGGATGTATTTTCCTGCAAATATTAGTTCCAAAATGCTGTAAAAATTCTCTTCCCGTCATGCGGCCAGACTTATCTTCTGGAGCGCCCGGAACGTCGTCCCAGCGAAGCCATGTAAGAGAATTCTTCTGCTCGTCTGTTCCGTAGCACTGGTCTTCAGTAAGGGTAAACAGCCCAATGGCCATTTCTTTTAATGGTTCTGCAAATGAATAATGTTTAATGAAGGGCCACATATTATAGGCTGCCCACGGAGCAAACTCCATGTCGTTACGAGTGATATCAAGAACGCCTTTATTTGTGGATTCGGTGCCGTCTGCTTCAGTAGTTACTGTGTCTACTATAAGGCCGCCCTCGTCAGACAGGGAGAAATCTTTAATGATGTGGTGTGACCGCAATTGATATCCATGTAAAAAATTACAGCAGGTATTTTTACCGGCCTGTTTTGATCCCGCAAAAGCCAAAATTCTACCCATTACATTACTCCTTCTAGTTTGTTTAAAACTTCCTCTTGGATTTGTTCTTTGGTCATGTCCCCAATGTCTTTTTCAGATATGGGCGGTCGATGATAATTAAATCTTCTTCCGCATTTTTGCATTATCTGGACGGCGGCACGCTCTCCGGCCTCGTCTGAATCGGTCAGTATTATGAGAGACATCGCCCCGCTTTGTTCCAACAGAACAAGCTGATCGTCGCTAAGGTTTGATCCGAAAATCCCCACCGAGTTTTTAATGCCCGCTTCATGCATCCTCCACACATCCCCTTGGCCCTCCACTATAAAAGCCACGCCTGTTTTAAGTATTTCTTCTTTGGCTAAATTCAGCCCATAAAGATAGGCGCTTTTCTTGAAGCCTCGACTATATAACCATTTAGGTTCCATGTTTGACGTAGAAGCTCTTCCGATGCATCCAATATAATTATATCCCTCGTCGTAGATTGGTACAACAATTCTTCGATACATTGGTTTATTTTTTTTGTCGCACAGCCCCACATCAAACTTTTCTAGGGTTTTTGCCTCATATCCCCGGTTTATATAATACTGTGATGGTATCTTAATGCTACTAATAATTTCATCGCGTGTAATAGCAGCCTTTTCTCTGTGAGGAGACCTTTCAAATATCTCAAGAAGCCTAATATCATTATTAATTTCATTGGGCTCCGCTGCCTTGATTTGACTTATGTCCATCTTAAGAAACTTTAAGCAAAAATTAGCCGCCTCGTAAATAGACACCTTTTCGCCTTCATTCGCACTTAAGGCCCCTCGCACAAATCCAAATAGGCTACGACTAAATTCCTCTTCGCAATGCTGAGTCCAGCAGTTCCAGTTTCCTTTCACGGTGTTGCCATCTGTAAAAATGGTACATGCCTCCAAGTTGTCTCCACCGTGAATTGGGCACGGAAAAGAAACCCGGTTGGGGTAATCTGTATATTCTATATTAAAATGCCGCAAAAGATCCGGTAGCCTTTCAAAAAGGCTGCTAGACATTTGCAATATCTGGCTGTTGCTGAATGCCATTGGACTCAAATCCCTCACCTTTAGTTTTGCTAGATTTTTTTAATTGGTTCCTAGTAGACTTTTCTACTATTTTACCTACTGACCCAAACATGCTTACGTTAATATAGTCTCCATCATCCAGTCCTGCTCCGTGACGAGCCACGATAGGCACCAGTTTTCTGTTGCCGTTTTCTTCTGTGTCATCAGCTATTTCTTCGTCAGACTTCGTTTTGAATATAGTAAAGCTTGTGCAAAGCCAAATGAGCCTATCAGATCCCGAAACCACGTCCGTAGATTCTTTAGTGATGCCGTCTCGATTAAGCTGAACAAAGCTTAGGCACGGAACATCATATTTGACGCAAAAATTATGTAGTTGCGTAATTTGAAAACCCAACATCTGAAACTCTTTCATGCTGTCTGAAATGCCCCCAGAGTGCATTAGCTTGAGGTAATCGTATACGATAAGACAGTCGTTGGTTCTTCCATTTTCGTCAAACCCCACCTCCTGATGTATCCACTTTCTCATAATACCTAAGATGTTTTCAAAAGGCAGCCCCGCAATGCTGACATAGTGATAAGGAATGTCTTTAAGTTCGTCGGTTGCCTTGTCTACCTTTTCTGTTTCAAGATCACTATCAGAAAATTTTCCGCTGGCTATCCTGTTAATTTCTATTTTGCTAAGGTTGGCCAATATCCTATGGATGTGATCTCCTTTAGACATTTCGGTGTCCAACACTAAAACCGGAATATTAAGGGTTTTGGACGCATGAAGCGCTACGGCGTCTGCAAACATTGACTTGCCAACCTTTGGTCTAGCGGCAATCAAATCCACACATTTTCGGCGTAATCCCCCTCCAATGACTTGATCGTAAATTGGAAACCCCGTACTAATACCCACCATTTCGCTCTTGTTCTCTTTAAGGTGGTCCACATATTCGGATAATTCGTCGCCAATAGTTTCAGGACGAGTGCTTGACTGTTGATAGATTTGAGAGGTAACATCCAGCACGGGGGACTCGATGAGAGAAATAATCTCGTTTATATCTTCGTCACCCGTGATCTGATCTATGTTTCCCTCGCAGAGCTTGAGGGTCTTCTTGACATCCCGAGCAACTTTGAGCTTGGCGATTTTTGTCGCATGGACACCTACGTTTTCTTTGTGGATCGGAAAATTAAATAATGATCTAAGAAATCCGATCTCGTCTTGGTTGTTAATGTTTTCATATAGATTAAGTTGGTTGGCCGCCGAAAGAATGGACGCCAACTCCACTTTATTTGATTCTTGTAAAACCTTTTTAACACAGTTGAATATAATCTGGTTGGTTTCACTAACAAAGTGGTCAGTGTCTATGAAATTAATGTCCAAGTACACATCAAGGCCATACTGACATAAGCCCGAAAGAACGGCGCGTTCTGCTGCCGAGTCTTCTAGCTTTCTTTTAATTTGCTTATTTCGTACCATATCAATCCTGAATTAGCTAGTCCATAGGAGAACCACATGACCGCGTGTCCATAGTCTTTTTGTCGTATGCACCCCACACCGGCAACACAATACAGAGCTACAGTCAAACCTATTGCGTATATTCCCATCTTAGAATCCGAAGAAGCCCTTGAATTTGTTAAATATCCCAAGGAAATTCATTCCACCCCCACTGGTTACTATGAAATAGATTATAATGCCAAGAGCCATCATAAATACAAGCCACTTTCTTTTAGTGGCAACAGCATAGAACTTTTTAGTGAGAGCCGCAATTTTGTCCAGCCTATAATTGCGGCGATCTTCTACTCGCTCATCTCTATCTTTGCGACCTTGGTTTCTACGCTCCCACCATGACGGCCTTCTGCGGCTGGCCTCTGGTGAAGCTTCTTCTGCCCCTTCTGTTTCGTTAGCGTTGCGAAATTTGTCAAGCGGAATCATTGTCTGCCTCTTTAAAAAAATTATGCTCCAGTGCTACCAAAGCCGCTAGAGCCTCGGTCTGTACTATCTAGATTGACATTAGACCAGCATACGGTGAAGTTGCCTATTGGCTGAAATAATATTTGCGCTATCCTGTCGCCCACGTTTATATCAAGTGACAGTTCTTTTCCGGGTCTATTGGAACATAAAGTTGAGTTATATAGACACACCTTAATTTCCCCACGATAACCAGAATCAATAACTCCAGCAAGTACGTCAATTCCATTTTTGACTGCCATTCCAGAACGGGGCCAAATGAGCCCAGCATATCCATCTGGAATTTCCAACGCTATGCCTGTTGAAACGAGCCCACGATGACCCGGCTGAATCGTGACGCTTTCGGTTGCATAAAGATCATAGCCAGCGTCAGTAGGGTTTGATCTTGACGGAAGCTTGGCTTCTTTACATAATTGTTGCGCCCTAATGTACTGCATAACAGAAGGCTGTCTTGCAATAGCTGCGGCTATCTGTTCCT